CAAAAAGGTCAACCTTTTCGCTTTTGCGTACATAGTTCCTTCTTTAATTATATAGGTGGGAAAATGGTCGGAAATGACCAGAGATATTACCTGTATTATCCACGGATCCAGGCTGTCTGTCAAGCCCCTTTCCGTGTCTTAAGTCCCTTGCCAGCGTTCCGGAGACAAAAAAGTAAACCATGCATCTTGCAATCAGGATTGGCATATGCTATAATGCCGATAGGCAAAAAGACAAAATGTTTCCTTGCGAAACAGAAAAACGAAAATCCCCGGATGCGCGTCCGGGGATTTTCTATTCCGTTTAATAGTGGCGGCTTAAACCACAGGCTAGTTACCGGCTACTTATCACTGTCTAACCATTTGCAGATGAGGTGGCAAACCACGCCTGCCACAACAGTGACGATAAAAGACAAAATGTATTCCATTACGAAACACCCCCTCTCCTTACCGGTATAGGGGCGGTAACGCGCCTATTATACTACACACTTCCAGACATTTCTACATTTTTATACGATTGTCAGTGCTCCCCTCGCATCTGCCTGGCACCGGATCTCTCCCCGCAGCATGGCACCATTCGGACCAAAGGCAAAGACCTCGTCGCCGATCTGCATGAGCCTTCCGGTGACCATTGCACCATCAGAGCCAAGGTAATACCACTTGCCAGCCTTATCCTGCTTCCAGGCGTTGGCGACCATCACTCCGGAACCGTCAAACCAGTACCACCGGCCATCGGGATCCCGGTGCCAGTCGTTGCGTACCGGCTCTCCTGTGTCTCCGTGATAATATCTCCAGATCCCGGCCTCCTGGATCCAGCCGGATTTCTTTTCCGGCTCTGTGACGATGCTCCAGTCCGGGATCCCGTACCCCAGGATCTGGCCGTAATCTTTGCGGTAGGACTTCCGGCAGACTCCGCCGCCATTTGGGATAACGCCAGATGCGCCGGACGTGTTGCCCTCAATGGTCTTGACCCGTGAGGATGTTACCTCCGTTACAATCCCGGTATGGTGCGACCGCTGGCCATTGAAAAAAAATATCACGGCTCCAGGCTCCGGGGTCCGGCTCCACCGACCGGCTTTTTTAAACTGGGCCACTCCGGTCGGGCAATAGTGGTACAAATCACCGCCCAGGAGCCGCCTGGCGGCCTCCAGGCCGAAAGTCTGGACAAATATCTCAGACACATACATGGCGCACCAGGGCTGGCCCTGGAGGTTCTGACCGGTATGCTCCCGGTAGTCTCGTGCAAAGCATGTATAGTTTTTGTTTCCGGCGTTGGCCGTAAAATCGTCCAGATCCCGGTTATTCTTTTTTTCCAGGTACCCATCCCAAGTTAGGGCCCGATTGATCAGCTTTGTAATTTCTCTTCCCATGATTTTCCTCCAATCAAAAAGGCCCAGGGAATAATCCTGGGCCAAATCTGTTGCGACGTCGCAATAAACATCCGGATTAACCCCGCCGGCCGGGAGATACTGGATCACCTCCTTACTGTTCTTCGCTGTCTCCCGGAAGCTCCACATGGTTTTCAATCAGTCTTTTGATCATCCGGAGCACCGGGCTCAGCACGGGAATGCGGATCCCCGTCGCCTCGCAGTTCTCCGTGATGCTGATGAGTTCGTTGATCACCAGCCAGGATGCCACCATGGCCGCAAAAAGCAGTGGGAAGGTCATCTCAATGTGCAGTGTGGCTGTCACATACGAAATCATGCAGTCAATTCCGTAGCCAACAAAGATCAGCATGTACATCATGACTTTTTTGACGATACCCGCAAAAGACTTTTCGCTGGTGATCTTCTGGCCATTTACCTTTGCCGCAGCCAGTCCGGTAAAGTAGTCGATCACATTACAGGGGATCAGAAGAGCCAGCGGCACCGCCAGGATCCCGAAAAAACTAAAAAAAGCGCCCATAGCGGCGCTTACACCATATTCAACTGATTTTTCAAGTTTCATACAATTACCTCCATTCTTTCCAGAGAGTTTCTGTCCCGGATATTCCGGGCTCCCAGACATTATTGTCAACAAGGGATTCCCATGTCTTTCCTGCATGGGCAACCTGGTCGCCTTTTGCATATCCACTGGTGCTTTCCGGCTGTTTCCACTCCGATATACCGGCGACGCGTACCAGCCTTATCGACCGTACCGTTCTGGATTCCGGTATAATACCAGTGATACTGCCTGTCTAAAATAGGGCCATGTTTTTACCGTTTTGAGTAGTGTAATTCTGTGATAATTCTAGCCATTTTTGCTCCTCATTTTAAATTTATTACTAACGAATTTACTTTAAAAGCAGGCGGACCTTTCAAAAATATATTATATGCTGTAGCCTTATTTGAGGGCATCCTTGAAAAATCCATGGTCATAGTATAAGTGCTGGCTGAAAAATTTCTATCTAGCATAAAGCCCACACCAGTGGCTCCGCACCAATCCCACTGGTAAGTATGGTCGCCACCAAAGGCCACATGCTCTTTAGTATTTAAAACTGGTACAAAATAAAGTCTGTCCGCTTTGAACTCTGTACCAGTTTTTCCTAGGGTTAAGACAATTGACGATAGCCTATCTTTTGGAATCCATTTATTGAGCATGTGACCGAAATAGTCCATTGTTAGGGAACCCGGACTGGTTCTTGAATCCCGCTCTACATAGTTCCATGCGTCAAGGTCAGTCAAAGATGAACTATGGAAAAAATATTCTATCGGGGCTAGCCCTAAACTGCTTCCCGTGCTAGCCCCGTTAAGAAAAGCCGTCCATCCTCCTATGGGGACGTAGTTAGACGGAATCCCCGCAATGGTGATATTCCCGGTCATGTACTTTCCGGAGCAGCTTACAGTCTGCTGCGATGCTGTGGGGGTGATGGTCTGGCCGCCCATACTTGCAATGTTTCCTGCGATCTTCACTCCATTCACCCATGCAGTATATCCGGACCGGATCTGCGCGGCGGCCGCATTGGCAGAGGTCTGCGACGCCAGGCTGTTGGCCGTCACCCGGCCGGATCCGTTATGATAGCCCGCCGGAATCGCATAACTCCCTCCAGCGTTTAATGCTGCTGTTTTCGCTCCCTGGTTGGTCATAGTCCCGGTGCGTTTCGCGCCGTCCTTCCAGTATGTCTTGCCGGACAGGACATCCCCGTCTGCTGCCGTGGCTCCTCCCGTCTGCGATGCCAGGCTCTTTGCCGTTACCTTTCCCCCGCCGTTATGGTACCCCTCCGGAACTGTATAGCTCCCGCCTGCTGCCAGCTCCTGGGCCACAGCCCCGCGGTTCGGCATAGTCCCGGTCCGTCTCGTTTTCGGGTCCTTATTGTAATAGGTTTTCCCGGTCAGAACATGGGAATCCGCCGCATCCCCGATCAGCTCCAGCGTTCCCTCCACAGGCTCATCGCTGCTGTCGCTTGTAACCGCTGTCTTCCCTTTTAATACATCTCCTCTGGCGGCAGTCAGCTCGTCCGATGACGCTCCGCCGCCTCCTCCTGCATTGGTATATACCGCCATACTACACGCCTCCTTTCAGATTCTGGATCAGGATCTCATCCACGGCCAGGTCCCCTGCAGGGACTTTTTTTGCCACCAATATCAGCTTTCCAGCTTCCGTCCTCCCCCGTATATTGGCCTTCTGGGCCGCCGGGACCGAATCGAACGCATACCCGATATGCACAATGCTGTCGGCCTGGATCGCCGCATTTTCGATGGTATAGGTCAGATCCTTCCAGCCGGAGGCCGGAATCGTAATACCGGTTATCAAACTCCCGGCTGCCTTTTCTGCTGTCCTCCGGTTAAACACAGTATTATTAAACAGCTGCTCGATCACCAGTCCCATGACGTCTCCATCTGCGACCGTTTCCCTATCCCATTTTTGAACCTCCTCCGTAAATACCGGAGGATCCTTTCTCTCACAATTTGCCATATGCACGCCTCCTTAAAAAACCTCGTCCATATCGAAAATCAGCGGGATATCCTCATCCTTCCCTTTTCTAAGAAAAGTGCGGTAAGCGATCAGATCTCCATCTGAATCGTAAAGCCCCATCTCAGAAATTTCTTTACCTGTAAGTTCTCCCTTGTCCAGGATCCCGCTGTACCGGCATGTCGTCTCATCCTCAACCGGATACATATGGCCGGAAATATTCTTTTTTAACAGCTCGTTATATAACGATATTTCGTTTCCTGTCGTTGCCTTTGGTACTCCATCCTCCGTAACGCCCCCGTCTCCCCATGCGATCTGTGTGATCGGAGGCAGGGTAATATCCCCGGCATGTGCCTTACACAGTTTCTTCCTTCCAATAACCGTAATAATTCCCTTTGAATCTGCCATATGTTATCTCCTTCCTTCATCACAAAACCGTTCTTCCGCCATTCAGCTTCCGGCTTCCATCTAACTTCCAGGTCCCGTCCAGTATATTGACCGTCATAACCTCCAGCTTCCCCACCGATATTTCCTGTACGGCCTTTCCCTGGATCCTGGCACATGTCTTCAGCTCCACTGGTTCCGGGATCCGGGATTCAAGCAATACCACCGTTTCCGCCCCGGCCCGGACAGTCCCGATGGCCATTCCCTCAAAACAAACGGTCTGGCCATATCGGACCGGCTCTGGAATCTGAACCAGAACGGTCCCGTGGACCGGGTACAGGTCCACGAAATGGTCTGCCCGGTATCCGTTCAGCTTCCGGCTCCCATCCAGATCCCATGTCCTGTCCAGATACAGCACCTCCAGGTTCTGCCTGGGCCAGAAGGTCATCTGCAGCGTTACTGCATTCTGATAACAGACGCAGACCTGATACCAGGACTGGATAACCCAGGCAAAATACTCCAGCCATGACCGGACGTTTTTATAAGCCAGGATCTGCTGCTTTACCTCCTCCCCATAGCCCAGAGGGATCTCATGGCTTTCTGCATACACATAGGCCCGGAAATAATACGGCTTACCGCCGTAGGAAAACCACTCCTCCGTTTTCCCTCCATCAAACACAGTACCCAGATACTCCCGGATCACGGACGGGGTCCCTGCCTGCATATACCATGGAATAGTCTGCCGGATCAGCTCCCTTTTTGTATCCTGCGGAAGATCTTCCCTGTAATACTGGGTTTTTAATTCCACCGCAAGCAGATCCAGGATCTCATCCGGAAGCATATCTATGGATGCATGTCCGGAAACCCTGCCTGTATACGGAAGCATTCTGTGAAATGCATTTCCCATAGCAGTACTGAAGGCTCTGGTTTCTTCTGCCTTCAGACTGTCCGGGATCAGATCCCATGGAAACGTGCTCCATATATCACTCATCCTGCACCCCTCCGTATGCCAGATTCACCCCGGATGCGACCGCAACGCTGGCCCCTTCCATCTTCTGGAATCCCGGGGATTTCAGATCCACCCACTTAGCTCCTGCGGCAACCAGTCCATAGATCAGCCTAGAGGGATTGATATCCCTGGCGATGGCGCTTTTCTGCCAGCGGATAAATTCATCCCGCGCCGCCTCCACCTGTTTCTGGATCACTGCCGCCATCTCCTGCCGGTCCCGGCTGATGTAGTATGTGCCTTCAATGGTGTATTCCACCGTCTGCGGTGCCTTTACCACCACATGATCCGTCAGGGGCCGCCTTGTCTCATCATCCAGAAAGTCCTGAAGACCGGAAATAAATTCCTCTCCAGGCAGCTCCCCGTCCTCCAAAAGGACATATATGTCCACCTCCCCTGGTGATTCTGACGTGACAAAACAGTCTTGTACCAGCTGGCTGTAAGATCTGACCCAGAATCTGTACGCACCTTCCGGCCCCGCCACCGAATATCCCTGGGGTGCCAGGTATACACGCTCCGCCAGGGCATCATCGTCCTCCCGGTCTGTTCCTCCGGCTGTTTCCGTCAGATTTTCGATCCGGTCCACATAATTGACCGGATCCACCAGCACATTGATCTCGCCAGGAAGATATCCGTTCCCAGCAGTGCCGGTGCTTAAGCACACCGCCGGAACGTCCACAGTCTCCTCTCCCACCGGTATCTCCGCGTACAGGGTCGTGGCAAAGAACAGGTCGCCCGCCCTGGCCCGGGTTCCCTTTGGAATACCGATCACCTCTTTCTGGGCCTTTGAAAGCGTAAACCGGAACGTCGTGGACGCTGGCTGCGGCTCCAGTCTCCGGATTCTTTTAAGGCTTGCCAGCTGGTCCAGATATTCTCCTGTACTGTACTTTAAAAGCCCCATCTTCCCACTATGGTCCACATACTGATATCCCTGGTAGATCATCATTGCACAGGTATACAAAAGCATCCGCATGGGATCCGATTTTCCCAGCACAGCATCTTTTCCGGTTTCTTCCCTGTATGCGTTCTGATAATCCTGTATCACCGATGCCAGAAAGTCAGAAAAACCCAGATGATCAATAAAGCTGACCTCTGGATAACTCTCCAGCTCCGTTCTGATTCCGTCCACGGTCCGTCCCCTCCTTTCTGTGACAGAAAATCCGGGGCTTCACTCCTCCCGGCTCCCGGATGAAATCAATTCTGTCGATTTCCAGATCCGGAAGATACTCTT